CCAGACCCAGAACCAGACCCAGAGCCAGACCCAGAGCCAGACCCAGAGCCAGACCCAGACCCAGAGCCAGTTCCTTTAGTTGTACCTGTTCCAGTACCTGTTCCCGATCCAGTTCCAATAACAATTACTCTTCCAGTTCCAGTTCCTGTGCCAACGTTAATTACAGTGCCTGTACCCGTACCTGTACCTGTACCGTGTTTTGCATCCCACTCATCGGGAGTCATACCTGTAGCGCGTTTAAAGTCGGCATCATTAGCGTTATATTGAGCTAAAACAGCCCTGATTTGTGAGGCTGTGGCATCCGGGTTAACTTCTGCGGTATTTGCCATTGCAGCTTGGATGTTAGCATTTAAACCAGCAAGACCTGTTGCGCCGGTAGTCGATTGGAAGTTTGGATTAGTTGCAGCATAAGCTGCGGCAGTTGATAGCCCAGCTTTTTCCATAGCGGCTGCTACATCAGCTGGATTCAAGCCATTTGCAACCATAGCTGCTTGAATTTGCGCAGCAGTTGCATTGGGGTTAGCTGCTACGGCGGCAGCAATATTAGAAACATATTTATCAGAGCCAGCTTGCGGATCAATACTATTGGCTGCAATAAAATCTGTTATGTTTTGCGCGGTGAAGTTTTTGCCATACTGGGCGTTTACCTCAGCAGCAATTTGAGCTGGTGTTTTTCCAGCGTTTACACCAGCTTGGGCGGCTTGAAGAGCAAGTGCTTGTTGATCTGCGCTTGGTGTTAAAGCTGCAATTCCTGAGTTGTTTGCATTGCTTGCGTTAGTTCCAAATGATGTTTGGATATTGACAGCGTTTTGATCAGCTAAATTATTTGTTTGCTGGTTTAAAGCAGATATTCCGCCAGTCGTTGAGCCAAATCCAGTCCCCGTCCCAGTTCCTACCGCCGTAGTAGAAGTATTTCCTGTAACCACATTGGGATTTTGATCAAGTGTTTGTTGGGCCAATTGCGCAAGACCTCCCGTGATTGGAGATGTCACAGCATTTTGAACGCCAATATTTTGCGCAGTTGTTGATGCAAGCTGGTTAATTGCGGCTGGATTAATTGTAGAAGCGGCTGGCGCAGCAGTGACCTGAGTTACTGGATTTAAAAAACGGCTTACATCTACGCCAAAGTTAGCTTGCGCGCCTTGGAGGATTTGGTCATTATTAAACCCCTGTTGACGCGAAGCGTTAATAGCATCTTGAATTTGCTGGTCTGTAAATTTAGGCGCTGTTGAGGCTGCTGGCTCTGCTGGTGTGTCAAAAAAATCACCGGTTGGCATACCGCCCGGGGCGTATCCTGCAATGCCGCCCTTAGCCAAAGACATCAAGCCGCCCTCTTTGGCGGTCGGGAATGAGCGCGCGCCCCATTCTGATGCCAGTACCGGAGCCCTTGCCTCAACATGTTTTGTATATGGATTGAAATAATATGGACGGATATAACCAGAGCTGCTTGTGTCTGGCATTTGCGTTGTAGTTTGATTTGCAGTCAACACAGGCAGAGACGCCGCTAAAATTGGCTTCCAGTTTGCTTTGGCAAAATCAAGAGGATGTTGTGCGGCTTGAGACACACCTTCTGCAAGCGTTTGTCCGGTTGTTGCGTTTAACCCAGCTTCTGAAATTTCTGCTCCGGGTACGTACGCACCGTGTGTAGCACCTAAACCATTTGCTGCCTGCTCTGCTGCCGTTTGCTGCGCAGCAAAATTTTGCGCTCCGGCGCTCATTAAGCTGCCTTCAATGCCAGCTCCACCCCAAGCGCCCAAGCCTGCTTGCAAACCTTTGCCTAGATCACCAGTTCCTAGTGCAGTCACCCCACCAACTGTAGCGCCAGCGCCTAATGCGGTTGCTGCTGCGGAGCCTTCTGCTGCACCAAATAAACTAGATCCAAACGTTCCCATTAGCTCTGGGGCAAAAAAAGCAAGTGCCGCGCCAGCAGCGGGGCCTGCAAGTTTCTTAAGAGTATCTTCAAGCCAACTTGCTTCCGGTAATCCAGTATGTGGATTAATCGTCATTGACTTACCTTGAGATACTGCTAATGACTGTAGCCCGCTTACTTCCCGGGGCGTCATGTGGACAAGCATGGAATCGCCGTTGCGACCGTGCGCAGCCATGTGGTTTGCTAGTGCGTGTAGGCTCATATTTGCCTCTCAAAATGGGGGTTATCCGATATTATCATTACTGGAGCGCCGAGACAAATGATAAAGTGGCTACCACTGACTGGGTAGACGGTTTGGTTGGCGTGCCAGATGCGGCGTAAAATTGAATAGATACATTGGCGCTGGTTGTTGACCAATAGATTTGAACGTAATCATTTGCAGCCATAGACAAATAATAATTCCAGCCTTTAATGTCGTGAAAAGGATCGCCGGGATTTTTCCTTGCAGGCAAACCAACTATTCCAGTTGATCCGGTAATATCTGTTCCGTTTTGTTTAAGCCAAATAAATAGGTCTTGCGGAGCGTTATCTAGATTTTGCACTTGCGCGCTAAACTGAAGGTTGTATATACCGGGGCTAGTTACTGTAATTTTTGAGCTTGAAATGCTTACGCCATTGGAAAAATCCGTGGTGTCAAGCGTCATCAATGTAGCCGTATTAGCTGTTGTCGTTTGTGATTGGCTGCTTGAAAATGCGCCGTAAGTATTCTGTAAGTATTTGCCACCCTCTGTTCCTAAGAGGCCTGCTAGCGCATTAAACAGTTGGTTAAAATACAAACGCAAGACGTTAGAAAATTGATCTTGATATTGGCGGCTGTACTCATTTGTCCCCAATGGCAAATTGGGGGGCGCTGGGTTTGTGATGCGAAGTTGTGCCATCAGCGGCGTCCATCTGGGCGCAGGTCTATCCTTGGTGCGCCTAACTGCCAAGCGGTTCCAAGATTGGTACTGCCCATCTTAAAGATTAACTGGCGACCACGAACGCGCGTGTAAACGATGCCTGTAAATTCTTCGGTAATGTTGTAGTTTGCGCTTTGGGTGACGCCCATTACGCCCGGGGTACTTGCTCCTGAGCCGGAGTTCTGCATGGGATACAAGGTCATCGTTGTTTGACCAGTGTAGCCACTTGTAGTCCCACTAAAGGTCAAGTCTGGAAGTACACGCCATATAAAGGAGTAATGATCTCCATCCCCGATGTCAAATTCCGAGGAGGAGATATATGCGGAAATTGGTGCTGGCGTTCCTGTCTCAACGTCATCATTTCCTTGTTCATGCTGGACTGTGTATCCGTTGTAGGTTGTAGCCAACGGACTGGGTTGAAGTCCCGAGTCAATCCAAGCCGTGCGGGCCATTGTTCCATAGTACCAAACATTTTCAAGATAGTTATACACAACATATTTATCAATTGTCGTGCTGTTAGCTGAGCAATAGAACCACCAAACCTCATTAAATGCCTCTACAGTGCTGGCAAATACCTGCTGGTTTTGATACAAATTTATATCATTAAAGATATATTTACGCAGATCGCAGTTTAATGTTTGAACGCGACCATCATATTTGTAAAACTTGTCAATACCCATCCAGTAAATGACGCCAGAAGCCAGCGCTACGGCATTTGGCCCCATGATGGAGATGTTGTCGCCCAAAATTTGAGTCTGCCATACGTAGGGTGTGCCGATATACTGCAAGCCGTATACCGCCTGATCGGTAATCACAAACACCTCTTGGCGCGTTTGGATGACGCTAACAATCTGCGAGCCGTGAGAAAGGCGGATGCTGCCAGCTTGATTTGTGGCATCGGGAGTCCAAACATATGGGTTTTCCTGATCCGACCAACGAATTAACATGGGGTCAATTGCAGTACCACCATAGTTATTGGTTCCAAAGACAAACACAAACCGAGAAGCATCCGAGACCAAGATATTGTTTTGAACGACCGGCACATCTACTAGATTAGATATGTACTGGGTGCCAGACTGCGAGCCAGATGTGTTTACAGTGTTTCCGCTTGAATCTATAAGCTGTGACGTTAAACCTGCTAGGTTGTTAATGTAATAAGTGGTGCCAGCGGTAATCCCAGTAGGAAGAGCGCCGGTAGTGCCAAACTGAATAGCCGCACCTTCTTTTAGTGCGGTAGTATATGTAACAACCGCTGGAGATGCGATAGTGATGGTAACGTTGCCGCCCAAGCTACTCAAAAGCACGCCCGGATTGGCTGTGGTGTTACTTACCTGCCAATAATAAAGACCGCCACCCTTTGGGCCATATAGTAGGTTTTCGCCGAAGTTATACGCATCCCACAGACGTAAGTCAGTTTTAACGGTGGATCCGTTGCCCCAAGTTCCAAACCCCCAAGGGCCAGCACCCCAACCATAGAACGGCACTTGGATTGCGGGGCCGGTATTAATTTGATAGGTTGCAACTACAGCGCTTCCACCGCCAGTCGTTGAGCTTGTAGCTGTGCCAGTGGCTTGAATGGTGTACGTGTTGGCGTTTGGTGCTGTAAGGATTTGGTAAGACCCGCTGACCGTGACGCTAGCAACCGCAGTGGCCCCAGAGAAACTTACGAAGTCGTTGACAATAGCGCCATGTGCTGTATGCGTTACAGTGATTGTGGTTTTGCCGCCGGAGTTGGTTGCGGTATTTGTTGCAAAAGGGTTTGCCCCCAGCGTAACGGTCGACCGAACGGGGGTGATGTCAAAGTACGTGTTGCCGTACGTAATGTAAAACTTGAGGTTTGTGCCCAAGGAAACATAGTTGATGTTAGCCGTTGTGATCCAGTTCCACAGGTTGCGGCAAACCCCAAGGAACGTAGACGTAGAGTATTGAATCCACCCGCCAATTTTCTCGGGGGTTCCTTGGCGAAACCGGATCTTGTCGCTTTCGTACCAGCCACTTTCATTCAAGTAGCGGGTATTTTCACGGTTTACCCCGGGTTTAAAAATCAACTTTTGTAGCGGCATAGGTTAGTCCAGCAATTTGCACTCCGCAGTTCTG